TTACACTTTTACATAAACAGTACGCCCATTTATACTTGACCCTGATTCAGAATTAATCGTGGAACCAGTAGACGAAGTAATTGTGTCTAAGACCTCATATGAATCTGGATGATCTGCGAATAGTGTTCCTGTTATCTTTTTACCGTTTTTCAAATGCGCTGTCTTGCCTTTTAACAAGGTGGTTGCAGATACAGTATCACTTGTCAAATCAATAAGTACTTTTCTGCCGTATATGATTTTATTGATTGCCATGTAATCATCCTCCGATTGTTATGGTGGTACCTCCAGCAGAATTTGAAGATTCAACATACGGAATCGCATTAATTACCACTTGCGATAAATAGTCGGTTCCGCTATCTGGTAAAACAGTTTGTTTCTTAGTTGTTGGAGTAACCGTTTTTTCCTGAGCAGTTACTGACGACGACGGTTTTAACGTGCCAGTTATACCAAGTACTGATACTCCCTGTTTAATATTTGCCGAGATCAGTTTTGCTTTTTCGGTAACATCTATTCCAACATTTCCAGAACCATCATGATATCCTATCGGAATAACAATGCTATCAGATACGTTAGAAATCGATGCTTTAAATGCACCATTGTTTTTCATAGTACCTGTAAGCTTTGCCCCTCTGGCATACGCTGTTTTTCCAGATAATATCTCAGCTTCTGCGACTGTCGCGCCAGCAGAATCAACATCAAAAGTGCAACTACCTTCAATCGTATCACCGCTTTTACTATGAGCGGTTACTCCTGAAAGAAGTGTATCCGGAGTCACTGTATCACTTGTCAAGTCAATAAGCACTTTTCCGCCGTATATAATTTTATTGTTTGCCATATTTAAAATCCTTTCATTATAGTATACGATCCGCAATGTATACAGTAGTTCCAAATTGATTTCCAGTTTCGTAGTATGGCACACACGCTACCGTAACATTATTCCGCATCAATTTATTTTCGGTCTCTAGCGTCTGAGACATGAATGCTTTAGGCGTGACATCATACATACCTACATACTCATCATATTTATTAGGAATAGTTAGTTTTCCTGTTAGCTGTTGTTTACACGTTAAAGTTCCTTGCAGTGATTTACTAGCAGATAAGCAACCCTTTAACGCTGGTACTGTTTGAAGTATACTCATAAACTTAGTAAACCTCCTCCGTCAGCTTAAGTCTCCCATTAATGAACGTATCTACATCTCCTGACGCTTTTGTTAGTTCAATATCGTATTTATAAGTGTCAAATGCTAACTTTTTAGTATCATCCGGATCAATGATTAATTTCATTGTATCTATTGGTATCTGTTTAATAAGCAAAGGCTCTGGATCGGTATACTGCTTTTTCATTGCGAAACGTATTGCATCCCCTTCAACTGGATTATAAGCATTTCCATCTGCATCAGTAATTGAAACCTGAGCCATAAAAGTGTCTCCTCTGGTTAATGTAATGGTGGTTCCTGAAACATTGTAGCTCAAAGCATTTCCCTCCGATATTCTATTTCTGATCTGAGTTATCAATCAATTTCTTTAATATTTGATCAAGTCCTTTGCCATCCAATAACTGCTTTAATAATTGATGACATCCAGTACTTGCCAGTCCGCTGACAAGTCCGCATGAAATGCTTTCTGGTGTAATTCGCCAGCCATTTATCCAAATCGCCAAAATAATTCCAAGAATTGAACATATAGTTGGAATGTACTTATTGTCAACATCTTTGATCCATTTTTTTATTACAAAACCAACACATAAGCAAATAATGACAATGACTGGAATTGTATATGTACTTAAAAAACTTAAATCGTTCATAATCTCTCCTTCTGCTTCAAATGAAGCTCCTCAATTTCATTTTTCATTTTTGTGATCATTCCATTACCACCAAGCGCATGATATGCGTCATACATTTCCATAAAGTTTTGATACGCGTAAGATGGTATTTCTCCCAATGCTATATATTTATCATGATATTCTATTAACTCTACACGAAGAAGAAGCATAGTTCCCCTGCTATTTGCATCTCTATCTGATTTTTGAGTTTTTAATAGCCACACGATATAGCCCATTAAAGCTGTAAGCACGATTGGCAATGCTGCCATATAAGTTTCGGTTAATAGTTCGCTCAATGATCTATCTCCTTTGTGAAATACATTTTCTTTTTGATAATTGTTATTTTTACTTTGAATAGTTCTTCGTATAAAGAAATCAAATTCTTCCTTTGTTGCTTAGATAATAATTTATAGTGATTGCACATCCACCCATTAAACATATTTTCAATATTTTCATAAGCGACTGTTCTATCTTTTACCTTATTAGCTAATTTTTTAAGTTTTCTCCGCATTGCTGTTACTCGTTTTGGATTGATTTTCTTTAGAACCTTACCATCCTGTGTTACGGTATAGCGAATTTGTAGGAACTTGAAAGAATTGGACATCTTAACTATCTTCGTTTTCTTGTAATTAATATGGATTCCACGTTGCTCAGCAATCTGTTTAATGCTGTCCAGCAACATTATCAATTCTTCTTTATCATGGCTTATGATATACCAGTCATCGCAATATCTACCATAATACTTTTGCTGTTTTACATATTTCACATATGTATCAATCGGGTTAACATAATAAATACCGATTACTTGAGATAATTGATCTCCAATATTTAAAGATTTATCTATCCATTTAGAACCTGTTTTTAGTTCATCTGATATTTTTCTGTACTTATTTTTATCAAAAATATCCGTATAACACGTTGCATATTCTTTATCTGACATATAAGACACGTCAATTTTGAAAACATCAAAAATTAAATCTAGCAGTCATAGAATATATTCATCATTTTCTACTAAAGCCACAAAATCGTTCTTTGCAGTTTCGTGCCATATATTATCGTAAAACTTTGAAAAATCACCAAACAAAATCCATCCGTCGTTTCTATACTTCTTATAAAATCTGCGAAGATGCACTTCAAATCGTTTCCGCTGCATAGACAAACCGCGATCTTTTAATGAAGCACAATTATCATAAATAATTTTATTTCTAACTATTGGAAGAAAAATTTGATCACATAATACATGCCGTACCACTCTGTCATCAATTCCAATACTTGTAATTGCACGGATTTTTCCTCTCTCTGATAAATAGAACTCTCTATAAGCTCCATTTTGAAGCGTCTGGTTGTCAAGCTTTTCTTGAAGATATGTGATGTTCCTTAAATAGTTCATCTGATATTTGTGCGTTGTTTCTTTCCATTTGCTACTTCGCATAGATGCAATATAAGCCCTATACAAATTGTTCGCATCACACATTTGTTCCTTGTAAGTCATTTTTATTCACCGTGATAGCAATACTTACCGTAGTAAATTGCGTCCGGCTTTGTCATTCTTCCATAATTGGAAAGGACAACATCTCCTTTTCTGTTGGTCAGTCAGAAAATCTGGACGACCTCCATTAGAGTTCGAAGCGTTGTTGTAGTTCGTATTGCCGTTATTGTTGACATTAGCGAAGTCAGCAGCCGAAACAATCCAATTTAGATGTTGCCCATGATTTTACACTTCATTTGATTATCTTTTTGCCGCCACTTTTTTATAAGATAAATTTCTTTATCTATAAGCTTTACATACCGTGGATAAAGATTTACGTCAAGATCAAAGTCATCTACTACCCGTTGCAATTCCTTAAGGATAAGTTCACAGTCGACGATTGCAGAGTTTTGATAATCTCTTCGTTTCTCATATTCATGTAAAAATACCGGGTATATAGTATTAGCTGCCCTTAAATCGTTTGTAAGTGCGGTCGCAAGGCGCTCTAACTCAGTCTTGTGATTCAGCAAAATATAATCGAAATTAGAATAAACATACGGAGTTACACGCATATTTCGAAGAATTTTATCTCGATTTCTTATACCAAAATTTCTAATCATTAATTCTCTAAGCGCATCATGTAACGTATTCACATACACGATCACTTCGAATTTAGATTCTGTTCTATCTCCTACAGGGACACTCATTAATAATCTTTTCCAGTGATTTGTTTAAATTCTTCGGCAGAAATCCATTTCTTCTCTACTGCATCTCTCATACGCTGTTCGTTCCACATGCCTAATGCATACCATTCCTGAATACTGTCTACTCTTTTACTATGGTTCACGATGATACACCTCCTCCTAAAGTTCTATTCCAGACATCATCGCAATATACGCAATGTCAGAGCGAATCTGTTTCTGTGTAAGTTCTTCCTGGCTTAATTCACGTAACGCAAACCACCATTCATCTTCCATTTTTGTGACATGGATTACTTCCACATTATTCATTTTTAAACTTGAAACTCCATCACTGATAGATACAACCGCACACTTTCCCTTAAACATGCTTTCAGTAATTTCTTTTTTAGAAATATAATTATTGCCATTTAATCTAAGATCGTTGATTTCTGTTCCATCAGACAATGTAATCATATATTTTGATTCCATAAATATAATTCTCCATTTTTCTTTTTTTTACAAAGTGGGGGTACAAGACCCCCGGATGGCTAACCAATAGCTCCTATCGGACGAACCCCATAAGAGAACGAAGCGAGGTTGAAGCTCGTATAGCCGCAACTGTCGACAATAGCGAAGTCAGCAGCCGAAACAACATCCCTCAGCCAAATATTTTCTCTGTGCGGATTGATGAATTTCGGAACTATCATCATCAATGCTAACTGGGTCTTGTCGATTGTGTATCTATATGGTATGGTGGAACCATTTCCTGCCGGAGCATGACAATATGCACCATACATCATAATCTCATTTGCCAAGTCAAAGTATGAATCAACCCACGCACCACTCGATGGATAACCATTCGTTGTAGCATTCGTAAATATCTCTCTGTGAGTAATGACTGCTGATCCAAAAGCATTTTTGAAAGCTGTTCTTGCGGCTGCAAGATTAGAAGTGAACATAGCAGACCCAGTATAAGCACCCGTCGTCGTATTGGATGTGTTCATCTGTGCATTATATAATGCGTGATCCGGCATGACTAACACATGCGGTTTTGTAAGTGCTGTGTCTCCACTATTCATCCAATAGTTAAAGTCAACAATTCGCCAGATAACATTATTGATTTTCCAATAATCACCAAGCCATAAATCCTCGAATGTGCCATCCTGAATATGTGCTAATTGCTCACTTGTTAATTTGTTGCCTAAGTTTTTACCTCTGAATATCATTCTATGAATTTCAGCACTTAAAAGATGTGCTGATGCCAGTAAAGCTGATACTACTGGGACGATCTTTGTTCCGTTTGGACCATCGACTAAAAATACATTTCCATCAATAAGATTATCTACCTGTGGAAATTCTGTAATTTTCAT